AATACGGTATGGGAAGAAATTCAAGATGTCACAGATGTATATGGTGAGGTTGAAACCATAACAGCAGTTGCTGGTGTTCGTGGAGCAGAAGCAGAAGATGAAGCACTTGAACATTTATATTACAGAAGAAGTATGAAAGGACTTGCTCTAATAGACTTACAAAAAGCATATGGTAAGTTGATGATAAAAAGAGACAAGATTTTAAAAGAAAATCCTAATAATCCTAAACTGGAAAGGATAAATACCTTAATATCTCAACTTGAATCCAAAATAAACAGAATCTAATAAAATTCTAACAAAAAAAACCTTACTTTTTAAAATTTATTTTATAATTATCATTGATACTCTTTAGGGAAAGAGAGTAATTACTTCTTAACATACTAAAATAAACCCGTTGGAGAACAAAAGTGAGGCGACTTATTTGTTTAATGCTAATGGGCATGTTGATAGCCCAAGACTTGCCTGTAGGTAAGAATCAACACCCAAAAATAAAAAAACCATTTACATTGGATTACACTCATCTACCAATTAGTGATACATCAGATATCAGAGGTAAGATACTTGTTAGTTTTTTTGTAGACGAAGATGGTGAAGTTACTAATCCACAAATCATAGATACCTTTAATACTTATCTTAATCCTGCTATAATAGATAGGGTTATGGCAATTAAGTTTGAACCTGCTAAACAGAATGGTAGACCAGTCAAAGTTAGATATCAGTTACCAATTTTGTTTAAATAATTTTGGATAAAAAAAAGGGGGGATGGGTATCTCCCCCCTTTCACGATAACTAAGGGTTTGTTTTACTTACGGAACAAACCAACCAACACCAATAAGGCGACAAGTCCAGCAAATCCAGATTGTCCGAACTTACTGATGATTGATGTTAGGTTTCCAATAACATTGACACCAAAGATACCAGTACCAAAAATTACTTCAGATACCGCACCTATAGCGACAAAGGACATCATAAGATGAGCAATGTCATCTACATATCCTTTAACCATTGTTATTACTTCCTTCATTATTACTCTCCGTTTAGTTAAGGGAAAAGGGAGCTCCCGTTAGATATAAATATCAATATATATAGACAATCCTGATATCCTGTAGAAAAAAAGTTTTATTAGAGATTATACTTATATTTATATATATGAATGGATATGAATTAAACGGACACAAGTATTATGGGGTTGATTCCAAAGTATTTAAGAAATACCTTGATTGGATTGATGACCCAGTTGGTATTGGTGAACTATTAAATAATCTTAGAGCAGCAATAGTTATGGATATTGACTATGCTGATATTGTTACATTTCGTAAAAATAAAACTACTATTTCTGCTAACTATGATGAGTATGAAGAAGTTTTAGATTTAATACAAAGAAAATGTATACGAGAAGAATGGTATGAAGAATGTATAATCATTGAAGATTTAAAAGAGTTACGAGTAAGACTATATGTGTATGATTTTCTCAAGGATAACTTTGAGAGAGAAGAAATATCCCATATAGAGAAAGAAATTACAGACGAGTATGATATTTATTTTAGAGACTTTTTTGAGGAAGACCAATGATTAAACTAAAATATCTATTAGACGAAAATAGAGCAATGACACCAATGAAACAATCAGAATGGTATCCTGCTCATACACGAGATGCTTTAGCGTGGACACTTACACATAATTATGTTCCCATATATCCTAAGACAATGGAACAAGTAATTGGTAAGACACGAGTAAATTCTTTTCATGTTACCAGTCCACAAAACATAGAATCATTAGGTAAAATAATAGGAAAGAAAAAATCAATTTCAACATTCACTAAAGCAAATAAATCATCTCCATTAGCAAAAGGTCGTGGAGTACAAACTGGTACTGGTGGTGTTATATTTCATGTTGATGGTATATTATTAGCAAGACAATATATGGATTTTGATACTGTGCCAGATAGAACTGGTCGTAGATGGGTAATGGGAAGATATGTGTTTGGTGACCCTATGATTGTACCAAGTGCTATGAAAAAAGCAAAAATGCCAGACCACCAAGGATGGAGAAATATAGAATACGAGATTGAAGAAAAACATGATATGTCGGATTACGATAGTTACAAAGATTATAATGCGGCAATCAAAAAAGAGTTAGCACCAATAGTCGCTAAACATATAAAAAAATATATAGACATCACAAATAAATTGTTAAAGAAATATAAAAAAGATGTAGTTCAAAATTTAGCACAACCATCAAAGAAAACATCTGCTTGGTGGAATGAGTTAATAATTTATGATACAAAAGTCGTAGATGTGTTTGTGTTAAAAAGAGTTTATGATGATTACTACTTTCAAAAAGATAAAACTTACGAACCATCCGATGGTAGAAGTAAAGAAGCATATAAGAAGATATTACTGAAGTATGTTCCAGAAAGTAAAATCACAGTTGGTAGTCCAGCACAATTTCGTAAGTGGTATAATGCGAGACAAGGTGAAATAACATTGGATGACCACTAATGGATTATGCAGAATCATCTAAAAAATTAAAGAAAGCACTCAAAGATATTAAGGGGATGAAAGAAGAAATCAGAACCTTTATAGAGACACGAGGAGCGGTAACTGGTTCTTATTTTAACAAAAAGAAAGAAGATAAGTTAAAAAAGAAATGATTAAACTAAGAGACATATTATTAGAAAAGAAATTAAGAGTTTTTGATTTTGATGATACATTAGTAAAATCTAATTCTAAAGTATTTGTAATTAATAAAGGAAAAAAGAAAACTCTAACACCAGGAGAGTTTGCGATTTACAAACAAAAACCTGGTGATGAGTTTGATTTCTCTGAATTTGATAAAGTCATTGAACCTAAACAGATAAAGGCAATGTTTAAGGTGTTTAAGAATATCTATAAAGCAAGTGGTAGTAGAAGATTGACAATACTAACTGCAAGAGCAGCCTTTAGACCAGTAAGGCAGTTCCTAAAAGATGTCGGATATACCGATGTTTTCGTTGTTGCATTAGGTGATAGTAATCCACAAAAGAAAGCAGACTGGATTGAGGGACAGATAAAAAAAGGATATAACGATATCTTATTTCTTGACGACTCTCCTAAAAATGTAAGAGTTGTAAAACAACTAAAGAGAAAGTATCCAAAAATTAAAATGGATGCAAGAGTTGTAGATTATGGTTAATCACTTAAAAGAAAATGATATGGGATATTGGAAACATTGGTATCGTGCTATGAAACTTAGTTTAGCATTATTTATTCATGCTTGGTTACCAGATGTGTTGTCTGATTATGCATCTAAGGAGTTAGAAAAATGAAAAAAGGAGCAGCAGGAATAATCGTAACCATATTACATGGTGGAGAAGAGAACTATCTTTTGTGTAAAAGACAAGAGGGAAAAGGAGTTGTTTATGCTGGAATGTGGTCAATACCTGGTGGAGCGATTGAAGAGGGAGAAAAACCAGAAGAAGCTGCAGTTAGAGAGTTTTATGAAGAAACAGA